ATTATAACACAGGAGGTGGAATATGTGGATAGCTGAAAGAAATGGCTACAAGATCATGCAGGAACGGGTCACCGACCCGCTGACGGGGAGATCAAGGATTGTGTCCTGCACCATCCAGAAGGATACTCCGGCAGGAAGGAAGGCCGCCAGGCAGAAGCTTGAGGCGAAGCTGCTGCGGAAGAAGCCGGCATCGCTAAAAAAGCTGAAGCTGTCCGACCTGATCCGGAAATACGAGGAATCCATGCAGCAGGATGTAGACCATGGCGACCTCAGGAAGCAGACCATGATCCGGAACATGTACTCCATGAAGACACTGTTGAAAACACTTGACGATGTGTATGTGGATCAGCTGACAGCGGGATATGTGTTGCAATGCCTGGATGAATCCGGACGGAACAACACCGGGAAGAACGAGCTTTTACGTCGGCTGAAAGCTTTCCTCCGCTGGGCGTACAAAAGGGATCTGATAGAGAGCAGGGATGTGATCGACAAGATCGACAAATATCCTGAGCCATCGGAACGGGAAAAGATCAAGGACAAATACCTAGAAGCAGAAGAAGTGGAGAAGCTGATCACCGGAATGACCTGTAAGCGATGGGCACTGCTGACTGAGTTCCTTGTCCTTTCCGGTCTGCGGATCGGAGAGGCTATCGCCCTGGATACATCCGATATCGACGCGCGGAATATTCATGTGACTAAAACATTTAACTCAATCACGCATGCTATTGGGCCGACAAAGACGGACGGTTCTACTCGAGATGTACACATCCAGCCTGAACTGGCGCGATGCATCAAAGAAATCAAAATAGAAATGCTCAAAGAACGTATGATCTACGGATACGGGACTACCCCGTATTTTATGACCTCCCCAGATGGGGAAAGATTATCGTATTACGCTTATAAATATTATTTAAAAAAGTCAGGCAAAGACATTCTCGGACGGGAAGGCGTGACGCCACACATAACAAGGCATACGCATACATCATTGTTGGCGGCAGCAGGTGTACCATTCGATACTATAAGCCGCAGGCTTGGTCACAGCAGCCCCCAGATTACCAGACAAATCTATATGCATATTACGAAAACACTTAAGATCAATGATGCTAAAGCTGTGGACAATGTTTCAATATTCAAAGTTTGCTAAAATTATTGCTAAAATTGCTATTAAAATTTTTCTAAAACCCGCATTTTTACGGCATTAAGCAGTCATATACTATGCCCTCGTCTGTCTTGTTGCGAAATAGCATATGTGTGCATAGTAGCGTATTTACTGGGGGCTTTGTAATCAGCAAAATCTATAAATACCCATATTGGCATATAGTTTGCTAAAAAAATTGCTAAAAACAGGGACGGTGATCGACAAGCCGATCGATGAGCGGATGGCATCAACAATCCGGCACAACCGTGCCAGAGGGACACATGATGTCGATCTGATGTCCGGTATTGTGGCGGAACTGCATAAGATCGGAAGATCTGATGCATGGCTATCTAAACATTTGGGCATGGACATGGATGAGATATTGCGCCTGAAGCAGCTCACCGGTCTCGCGGATCTGTACAAGGACAAGGAATTTTCAAAATCATGGAAGCCCGGAAAGGAGATCATTGATGCTGATATCACTGGCTGAGTATGCAAAAATCCACGGGCGCGATCCTGCGACAGTCCGTCAGATGGCGCTCCGTGGAGGCTTTCAGACTGCACGGAAAATCGGAAGAAATTGGGTGATCGAAGACAGCGAACCTTATCCCGATCACCGAAAAAGAAATGACAACGAATAAGATTATAATGCCGCCAAGGGTTAATCCCTTGACGGCATTTTATTATCGTTCGATGATCACCGCATCGAACCCGGAATCCTTCAGAATCTGCACCCGCTGCTCAGCGTTCGCCTTCTCGCCGAACGATCCGCAGTAGATGTGCATCCCGTCCGACTCCTTTTCCGTAAAGGTTGCAAGCCCAGTCTTCTTCTTGATCGCGGCCTGCAGCCGCTCCATGTACTTCTGTGTGCGGAAGATTCCTACACGTACACGATACACCTTTGCAGGCGCTTCCGGCTTTGCGGTCTGCTTCTCGTTCCGGATCGCGGCCTTAAAGGAATTCCATTCCGCTTCTGATCCGCTCGGCGCGTTCCAGCCAACGACGCCCGGGCAAAGCTTTCCATTTACATCATAATGCCGAATCACATGATCAGCCGGGATATTGTACAAATGCATCAGGTATTTTGTCAGCTTGATGCACGCCTGCAATGTCGCATCTGTGATATACCATGCAGGATCGTTCGGCCTGCTCGGCGCCTTGCCTGTCTTACTCTTCACGCACATCTCGATCGATATGCTGTTCGAATTTTTACATTTTCTGTAGAATGCACCGCCGTACTGCGTCTGTCTGTCACCACCGACTGCCCAGCTGTAGCGGGCTAATGGGTTGACATTGTACTGCCAGATGTCGCCATTGTGACCACAGTAAAAATCAGCGGACGCATCGTCGACAAATTTTTGATTGTAATAGTCGATGTTGTCCTTCGCGTCGCCCAATGCGCCCACATAATGGATGCAGATATACTCGATCTTTCCGATCCGCTGGCTGGTGTTGTGCGTGCGCAGTCCCAGCGGATTTTTATGGATATCCAATTCTGTCACATTGTCCCCCTTCCTCAGCGCTGCCGGCACCTGATCAGTCGGCGCGACGGTCGTCATGTCGTCATACTGCGTCAGATTGTGTTCACGGACGATTCGCATCACAGATGTCGGATACGTCTTTCCCGTCGCGTACCCACGTGTGGCGACTGCGCGGATCAGCGTTTCAGGATCCTTCAGCGCCAGCACTTCTCCGCCGTACTTCGGTGCTCCGCCTGCGCCAGCGTTTGATGCGTAAGTCAGGAAGAGCAGGAAGTCCGCGAATGACTGCTCAATGCTGTCAAATTGCCGGAACTGATCATTAATCCGCACGATCCGATTGCCATACTGCTCCGGGGTATTCTTCGTGATCGACTTGCCCGGCCACACGGACAATCCGACATCCACCCACGATTTGTTCAGCAGCTCGCTCTTTTGCCCGACCATGTTATTCACGGCGATCAGCGGATAGCAGTCTGCTGCCATCCCGTAGCCGTTTTCCAGGCACGACTGCGCGATCAGCACGGATGGCAGATAGCCGTAGCGCTTGCACACGCGCCGTGCCGGGTCAATGATCTGCTGCAGATATTCATTCTGGCTCTTACATGGATTCATTTGCCGCCTCCGAATTCATCGCCTGCACTGCTGCTTCAATCATTTTGTCAATCTGGTAATCATCGACTGGAAGCTTGCTTTCCTGTAGCAGGATTTTGATATACTTTTTCGCCAGGTCCTTTTTGCCGTCTCCGTGAAGTTCAGCATCAGCCGTCTGTTCTACCGCACGGACCGCAGCATCGATAATATCTGCCGTCCATGCCCATCTCGTCTTCCGGATCTGCGTAGATGCTTCTACCTGCTTCTGCTTCAGGAAGGGGATCAGCTGACGCGCAACAACCCCGATCAGCGCAACGATTATTGCTGTCAATACGTTATAGATCAATTCCGTCATGACTCATTCCTCCTCAGATAAATGCGTCTTCCTTTTTTACCTGTCTATATGTTTCCCTTATGTTTTGGATTGCTGCTACTGCCTTGGAATTTTGGTAATTAGCATGGCTCCGGCAGTATTCTGTGTAGTGGGTGATATCTTCGTTTACCTGGTTGAAGCTCTCTTCCGAATGACCTAGTTTGCGCCTGATCTCATCATCAAAAATGATGATGTTCCGTCGTGAATCATCCGCCCGCTCTTTGGCCATCCGTTCGTCAAGCTCTGTCAGGTGGTCATTGATCTTCTCAATTGCCTGAATCACTTTGTTGTCTTTTCCCTTTTTGGTGTCATGTCGCGTGATCAGGAATTGGATAAATCCGAAGACACCGCCTCCCAGGATCCCGCCAAGTAATGTCTGCCAAAACTCCATTTTTGCTTTCTCCTTTACTCGGTGATTTCCTTCCAACCCTGCGGATACGCCTCAGGTGACCAGGAGTTATTGTCGATCGTAGACTCATACGTCTTGCCATTGTACGTTACCTTGTCACCCTTGCTGTATGTGTTGGACGCATCAGGCTGCTGCCATTCTCCGACCGGCGTGCCGGACTGCCCCGGAAGGATTTCTGCGAATAAACTGTGCGCGTCTGCCGGATTCCAGTTCGCCTGCGATGTATGATCACTCGACACCTTCCAGAGCTTCCCACCGTACTGCACACGATCGCCTGTTTTGTACGCCACGCTGTCAGGCGACCATTCGGGGAAGTACTCCGCATATCCCGCAGCGTCCGTATCGCTCAGGCTGTCACGGCCCTTCTTCGCCAGATCAACGATCTGCTGGATGTCACTAGACACGCTGCCGCCCACGATTCCACCAGTGATGTCATCGAGAGTCTGCTGTTTCTTTGAGGTATCATCAAGCACAAAGGTAAGCTGTATGCTTCCTTCCGTTTTCACCGCAGTGATCCTGGTGATTACTTTTCCGGTGAGCGGCACATCATCTAGTGATCCCAGAACAGACGACTTGACCTGCTTCACCAGCGAATCACATGCCGCGAAGCTGTCAAGCATGAAGATCAGGGCTGATCTGTTTGATGTGATCGCCACATCATAGGTGCTGCCGTCAGTAAGCTTCAATGTTTTCATGTTTCTCCTCCTCATGAAAAAAACCGCTAAATAGCGGCATTAATAGAACAAACAACGGTTTGATTGATATAGCGTATGTTGATATCACGTTAACATTTACTGTAGATATTGAAGACAATAACATGTTTTACAAATCAATTGATGTAAATGAATACATCCCATCGGGATACCGTATGCTTTCGCTTTTATCCACATCCAGTATTCCAATTAGTATGTGGTTTTGGCTAAGAAACCATACCGGAGAGATTACATTTTGTTCAACAACAAAACTTAATAAAGCAACACGATCATTTAGATTGTATTTAATTAAAAATGCAAAACCAATTAACAATTGACGTTACTATTTATTCAACAACGGTTTAGCAAATAAAGCTGAAAACTCTGACCTTACTACGCTACAAAGCGCAGTTGAAAATATTTGGAACCCCGAAGGACTTCCGTCTGGGTTCAACTCGACCGATCGAAAGTCAATGGCATCGCTACAAAACGGGTGGTACTGGCACAATGCTGGTGATGGAACCAAAAATTTACCAACTGATACTGGTTTTATGGTTAAATTTGCGCATGATACTGATTTTTGCGCTTTATATTTCAGGCAACCCCAAGGGGCTATCTATAGAATATCTGGAAACTATCAAGCTATTTTTGGATGGACTGCTATTTATACCCCTTAAGCGGTGCGTACCCACATATACACGGCTATATATGGTGGCATGTTGTTATGTGGTAAACCATATAGTGTATGGTTTGCTCCTCCTGCTACTGAAAAATCATAATTGGATCCAAAAGCATATTCTGAATTGCTGACATTTAGCCTACTTGTTTTAAGTGCTTGAACTTGTATGCTTTTTGATGGGCTGTAATTGATTACACTTCCCTTAGGAAGTTCTTCTATTATCAGCGTGTGCTGAGCCTCGCCACCTGTACTACCTGCCGTATAGGTATCACCACACGCAAGCAGGAAAGTGTCTTTGATCTGTTCCCATGTTCCGCCGATGAATGTGCCCGGATTTGTGTCATTGACTGACAGGTAGATGGAACCTATTGGATATAACTGTGCTAAACCGATGTTTAATGCAGTGATATCGTTCTTCAGTACCGCCAACGACTCTCTCACAACGAAGTTCTGCACGACTTTCGTGATCGTAATTCCTGAGATGTATACGTAGTACAGCGCAGTTTCGTCCTCAGTTGCCCCCGCGTAGATATTGCCGGTCGTCAATGCAGCAGGTGCAGCAGTCCCCGATCCGATTGTCACCGGCGTTCCTTTCTTCAGCACCATCGATGCGGACTCTATCCCGGATGTTGCATCCATGGTGTATTTGATCGCGATGGTGTCTATCCTTTCCTTGTTCTGCTCGCCGTTTTCGATCTGCACGACCTCGATTTCATTCTGTGGCAATGTTATATGCCGTCCTTGGTCAACCAGGTCTCCATCGGCGATGTCGATCTCGTTGTTGCTGATGATCGTGTAGGCAAATTTCTTTCCGGTCGGAAGCACATACCGATCAAGGCCCACAACGCCCGCGATCAGCCGTCCCGCGTCAGCGGATGTGATGTGCCCGGCTCCGCTGTGGCCGGTAATAAGTGTTACGCTCATTATTTCACCTCATACTTGATGCTGATATCGTTGTTAGTTATCTTGATGATCTTCTTCGACACTTCCTGAATCGTCGTGATCCCGGTCATGTGCTCAATGCAGCCGACCAGATCACCGATGTCGTACACCTGATCCGTTTCTTCCAGATCGATATCCAGATCATCCGCCTGCCATGCTTCCTCCAACTTCTTCTTCGCCGATTCCACCAGCGCTGCATACCGGTCCTCAACTGCCCGGAAGTACGTCCCAGTTGTCCATTCTGGCGCGACCATGGCATCACTATTGGTGTAATACGTGTTCTGTGCCCATGAAGGCGGGGAATTATCCACGCGAACATAGTACGTGTTCGCTGCGAATGTCGGCGCGATCTTGTATTTTATTAACGTAAACCGCGCATCCGCTCCCCAGTTGGGTGGAGTCTCAAAAGATATCCGAGTGTAGTACATTCCTGCTCTCCATCCGGGAACCTTCTTCTTTGACGTCAGCGATACATTTTTAAATCGTTCCTTCTTGTTCTTCTTCAGCTCCTTCGCGGTCGCCCGGCGGTAGTACGAACTGTAATTTGTCGCCCAGTCGCTTGGACGGCTCGTCTGCAGCTGGTAGCTTTCGTTGTTGATACCTTGCACGCGCCGATATGTCGTCGTTATTCCGTCAGAATACAGCGAATAGTACGTGCCGTAGTTCGTCGCCCAGTCTCCCGGGCACACCCCCTGCCTAACGTAGTTCTCCTGATCAACGCCGCTTACCCGGCTGCCCCCGCCAGCCGTGTAATACTCGCCGTAGTTCGTGCCCCAGTCAGCCGGCTGTGATCCCAGCAGGTTGTATACGGTCTGGCCACGAACAGACGAATATTTCACCTCGCCTTTCTCGTCCGTCCCCCGCGTGTAGTAGCTGCTGAAATTCACAGACCAGTCCGCAGGCTGGTAGCGCTGCAGAACGTGTCCCAGTCTGTGTTTTCGAACGTGTGAATAGCTGTCATCTCCGTCATCCTGGATTTCGTGGGTGAAATACTCCTCACAGTCTTGATCCCAGTTAGACGGTTTCTGCGTAGTCAGGATGTAATTCGTAGTGATCGATGACGATGGTTCGTCAAGCACCTCCGCCACCTCATCCATTCCATCGATCACACGCCCGGATTCATCCAGGATGTAATCGCTATCCTGCAGCGGTGGATCGTTCTTCGCGTATTTCTGGATGCCTCCATGGGCATCGGTGAAGATGTGGATCACTGCCCGATCCTTCAGATCGCCCTGCCCCATGCAGATCATGTGATTCACCGGATGATAGTTTTTTGTAACGGTGTAATCAACCTGGGATGTGTCCCACTCTTCATCCTGGCTATAATCAGCAGCAGGCTCAGCAGACAGGATCACTTTTCCCTCATGCCAGCGGCAGCGGAGTTTTGCGTACACCGTTTTCAGCATCGCGCGAATTCCGGTGTAGCCTTTTACATACCGTTCCATCTGGTAGTTATTGATCGTGATTCCGGATGCGGATGTGTTGGCAGAAAAAAGATCACCGAGCCTCAATGCCTCGATGATCTGTCCCAGAACTGTATTTGCCTCCCCGCCGAAGATCGCATAATCCTGCCCTGATGGCGGGCAGATCACCCGGCTCTCAAGAATTCCGTACCATGTCCGCCCCTTGTAGGTGATATCGCCTTTTTCCGTGTCCACCTTGATACTGTCGATGTATCCGCCATAGTCTTCGCCATCGACATACAGATAGCAGCCGACCCGGCAACAGTGGTTGTCCCGCCCGACCGTGCATTCGAAGTCGTTCTCATCCGACCCATACGCCATATCCAGCGTATACGCCATCATCACACCGACATCTTTGCGGTTCTCATCCGTATAGATCAGATCCATACTGCAGGCTCACCCCTCTCATCAAACAGCGTTACATCCATCTTCAGCGATTTAGGGCGTACAACCGGAACATCTCCGCGATCAATCTTAGTGAATATATAGCTGTCCTTGTCGCGCAAATAGAAGTAGTTCTCCTCGTTCCCGTGAATGTCGTACTTCTCGATTGTCTTCATCTTTGAATCGATCTCTACCCGCTCATCCGTTCCTAGCGTGCAGAACAGGCCGTACCTGTTCCCGCCGATGGTCACAGACGGATCTGTGCACGGTCCGAAAAATGTCAACTTGAAATTCGCCGAATTGATGCAATCGCATGGAAGCACTTCAGAATAGCTCGGCGCTCCGAGATCAAACGGGAAATCAAACGAAAAATCGAGTCCTGTTGATTCGTCTCTTATCGATGTGAAATGATACGTGTTTTCCTTGATCCAGAACGGATATGTGCTGATCACATGCACGGTTTTCGTCACGGACTCCATCATCTCGTCGAAGTTCTCATAAGATTGCACAACGATAAAGGCTTCCCGATAGAATCCGTTCCACCACAGTCTGCCCGGTTGCATGCGCTGCACATCCGCATCAAACACACGGTGCATCTTCGCCATAGATCGGAAGAGCACAC